ATGAATCATTTTCATTCCAAAACATATCACTCCACCAATTAACAACCATTCTTTCAACACGAGTATCTTCTGATTCTAAAGTTCCATATATAGTTATCGGTGTTTCCCAATTAGAACTCATTAACGGTATGTATGGAATCCGTAACATAGTAACTTCTATATGTGCATTTCTTAATCTTGTAGCGATTCTCTCATCCACACAACTAAGTAATAGTATTGATAATAATAATATTTTTTTCATTAAAACTTTCCGATAAAAATGGGGGGAAATTAATCCCCCCAAATTATCATTTTAGAAATTGACAGATAGTCCTACGTTGAAATGTCTTGGTGTTCCCAAGAATACTTCAGCGTTATGAG